CGTTGATTTACCTATCGCATCAACAGCTTCGGCAACCGACCAAGCCTGTGGATCATCTTGCTTATTCTCAACTGCAAATGAAGCTCTTAAAGCATCCTCAACAGCTGCGGATTTTGATCCCGGCGCACCATAACGCCTTTCCTGTAATTTCTTTTCGTATTGATTTGGCTCGGCTATTTCAACCTTTTTCATGTCATCTTTTGTAGCTGTCTTATCTGTGGCTTTTAATAGAGCTATGCACCTTCCATAACTACTGGTAGTTACATCCTCAACAAAAAATCTTGCCATGTGTTTTGGATACTCACTTTGCTTACCTCTAGCCACATTCATAGTAGCTGGCTGTGGATCGTTAGCATCTCTAAATGCTCCAGTTTGTAATACAAAAATCTCATCAATTATGTGCCCATCTTTATCAGTCATAATGTGATGCTCTTGTTTCAAGATTCTTAATGAACCCATCGGGAAGTTTCCCTGAAACCATTTATTCAAACTAGCCACATCCTCATAATCTGTCAGATTTATAGCCATTAGTTATTCCTTCCATTCAAAGTCTTGATCTTGGACTGCTTCGAGAACTGTCCTATAGATAGCACCATAGGCGATAAAGTCTTTAACTGAGTCGTAGTGATCTGGAGTTTCAGTAAGCCGAGAAACCTTGACCAACGCCATACATAAAGCAGCTTGGTGTGGTGTGATTGGGTAATCAAGATATGCACTCCACAGTCCTGCGATTCTTTTGTGATTGTAGTATGGGTGTCCATAGACACTTCCACGCTCTTGGATTGTAGTAATGACCTCATTTAACAGATCCTCAGTTTTTGTCATAATCGAAAACCTGCTCTGCCTTCATTTTTCTAATGCGCTCTTGGTGTTCCAAGCTGGCACGCCAGCCATCATTACGGCCTGACCAATATCCATTTTCGTAATGTTCATTATTTGTGTGCTTTATTGTCCACCATGTAACTGCCATACTTCCGGCAATCAATAACCACATTCCTAGTATTTCCATGCTTGCTCCCTTATTTCTTTTGAAACGACAACAGGATCTCTGTCATCGATTACTGTATATCTTGCACCTGACGGATGGATTGATGGCGCAGCAGCCACATAACCTTTAAACTTGATATCTATGCCATCAACTAACTTGCCACGATAAGAGTCAGTTGCATTTGCTTTGTAATACAAATGAAATCCATCTCCAGTTTGAACTGTGTATGTTGGCGTAAACTCAGGTAACAATTCGCCACCATTACGGAAATCGATATCAAATACTACTAAGCCAGATGTCTGACAAGCGATACCGATATTTATGTTTGGATCAAAGTCAAACCAAAAGTCAACTAGTTTGATGTCAGTTGTTGCTGATAGATAAGCTCTTTTGCATAACTCAAAGTGTGGGTCTTTTTTGTTTGCCTGTAATGGCATAACAGCCCATCCACGATTAGCATATTCATATGCAGCTTCTCGATTATCTACTGCTAGTTTCATGTCGCTCCCTACATGTAGCACAATTTGTGCCTTGCATGTAGTATGAATTAAATCAAGGTTATTTGGTAGGTCGCTTACGGCGTGTTCTATAACGATTAGATAACGCTAATATCCTCAAAGTCATCGATATGGTCATCAATCGTCCTATCCCGATAATCGGTTTCACGCCCCATAACTCTTTCCTAAAGCTGTAAATGAGCCATCTTTATTAATCGGAATAAGGGTTGGAGTCATGTTTTTGCCATTCCAATCAAGAATTACGATACCCATTTGCCAGTTGGCGATTCCTTTTGTGTAACTCGCCTTAGCCTTATTCATTAAGTTTCCGGTTTCTATGCCGTAAATCGTCCTGTATTGGCCTCCTAAGCCCTCAGAAAACGATGATAGACCCAATTTATGGGTATGCCCACAAACTACGCTCTTACCGACCTTTTTGGCAAGATTTAGGGCAGTCAGGCCAGCGTTAGGATTGGCATTACTTTCATCCCCGTGCGCTAATATCCAATTTTTTTCGAACTCATAAAATGATTTGTGGAAAGTTATTCCAAGTGAATCAAAATCCATAAATTTTGAGTATTGCAGCTCAGGCAAACTAATCAAGCCTGGCACTTTTAATAATGTATTGTAAAGGCGATCTGTATGATTTGATCTAACAATATGAGCTTCCTTAGCATTCTCAGTCAAAGCCCACAAAATATCTTGGGTTGCCTTACGATCATCATCTAAGGTCTGTTGGTAAGCAAGAGGGGTTTTCTCCGCCCAACGGCTTATGGTCTGGAAATCAATTTCATCTCCGACCACTAATACACTGTCGAACTTTTCTTTGCGTGCTAATTTAATGACATTCTTAACTGCTACTTCGTGATGATATGGAATCTGTAAATCTGAGATTACCAGGTATCGCTTAATTTAGTCGTCATCCTCATCTGGAGTAGGAATAGTCGGGATGATCCCTTTGTCGCCTACGATCCAGTCAGGCATTGACTCAGGATTATCCATTAGATAAAGCGCACATGACTCATTAAATCCAGCCTTGCGTGCAGCCTTAAACATTTCATGTTTTGCAATATAAAAAACCTCTAATTTACTTAAAGGCTCAGGAGTTTGGCGAACTACTCTCCGGTTGACTTTTTTTCGTTTAGTGTGTTTCCGTGTGTTCGCCATGACAAAAATTATCGCCTATTCATTAAAGAGAACAGTTCATCAACACGCGTTTCTAGTCGAGAACTTCTTTCGTCAATACGATTAATTGCATCCTTGATCGAGCTGCCAGAATTCGGGCGGAGTTCGCTTAAAAAACTTTTAATAACCCATCGTAGAGCCAGCAATAAAGCGCCCGCGATACTGCAAACGCCAACGCCAAATGCGACTAATTCGTTCGGACTCATTTTTCGCTAAGACCATAATCCACTTCACTCCCCGATTTTGGATCTAATGCTTTTGCTACTGGAGCAACTACAGCACCAAGCAAGGTTGCATAGGCTGGATGAATGTCAGCCACGATTGCTAAAGCAACTGTTATTCCACTAGCTGCCACAGCTCTTAAATATGACTTAATTGCTGCTTTGTGTTTTTTAGTTAGTTTCATTAATTGCCTTTCAGTAGTGGGATGTCGAACTTCTCGCCAGTTTGATTTGGCTTAAAACTAAAATGAATGTGTGAATGATGGGGATTTAATCCGCGATACTTGACCCAACGCCAAAGCGACTTTGCTGAACATATTTTACCAGCATGGATTATGTAAGAAATACGCTTATCTTTTTTTGCTGTGAGTCGAAGTTGATCTGCCAAAGCATGACTAATCCCTTGCTCGTTAGAAAGGCCAGAGTCAATATCGAGTGCGCAAACTTCGGCTGTGTCTGGTCGTGGGTTGTGATCCGATTTTCGAAGTGCATGTTTACTATCAGAAATCCACCCATCGCTGCGCTTATCGCGATCCAACCATGTTTCATTTATTTGGTCGCGTAGCGTTTTAGCAGCTTTAGATAAATAAGGCTTCATTAGCCAAGTAGCAATTTTGCTTCATCAGCAGTAATGCCAAGTCTATCAAGTAATGTTTGTTTTTCAACAGCCTTTGCTTCGGCTTCGGCTTGTGCAGTTGCCTGTGCTGCTTGATCTGTTTGATATTGAGCAAACTCGGCATCATTCATTTCTCTGTCAATAACTTCATCAGTTTCAGCATTGTGAATTCTTATCATTGGTCTTGTTGATTTAGCCATTATTTCACCCCATAAATTTTAATTGTGCCACCATCAAATGTGTCATTATTATTATCAGCAATTGTTACAGAAGTAATTGCACCTGCAACATTGAGGTTTCCTATTATAAATACAGTTTTAGTTGAATCATCTTGACCAAAAACTTCAACACCTTTTTTAGTGCTTGCATTAGCGTAATCGCGAATATAAATTTGAAAGTATTTTGTATTTGCAGCAATAGTAGATGTGATACCAGTCATAGAAAATCTTGTGCTTGCGGTTGCTGACCAAGTAGTAGATGTAGTGTTAATTGAAATAAAATCATAAACTGAACCTGTTTGACCATTTAATCTAAAAATCATTGTATCGCCAGTAGCCGTAACAGATGGCGCATCTACTCTAATAATTAAATCAGTATAAGCACCGCTAATTCCTGAAACTGTTGTAGAAGTTGAAGAAAGATTAGTGGTAGTTAAAAGAGTTATACTAGACGCATTAACAGCAGCCCATTTTAATCCTGTGCCAGCCGTGCTGTCAGCAGTAAGAACTGTGTCGTTAGCACCAACTGCTAATCTTGAAACTGTGTCTGCTGCTGTGGCTGCAATAATGTCGCCTTTAGCATCAACAATAGTTTTAGCGATTGCTGCACCAGCATTTGTGAATACTGTGCTGTCAATTGCAGTTCCAAGTGATCTAATTGCTGCTGCGCCATCTTTGACCAGCGCGGTATCATCTGGAGTAGTCCAGCTATAATTGGTAGTGGTTGCCATTTTATCCTATCCTCATGCGACTATTGTAGCGTATTCCCAAGTTAATGTTGGGTCTATTGTGTTCCAAGCCTCTGTTATTGGCGTGGTATTCCAACGCATCGCCACTTGGCTAAATGCAGTTGGTGAAACATTGATTGTTAAAAACAGCTCATTAAATCTAGTGCTCCATGACCAGCCTTCAACATATCCTTGAAATCTACCGCCTGAAATTTGTATTGGTAGATTAGTCAAATCAACAGGCATTCCCATGAAAACACCTAATAGAGAATCCCGATCAGCATTGTCAATTTCTGAGTTAGTTATTGGGAATGTGATGGATTGAAATGCTGGCTGTGGGTAGGCTCTTTGGTCAATATAGCGATCAGCAATAGCCTGAGCATCCACAGCACCTTGAACCCTAGAATTGATGCTTTCAGCTTTGTAGCCATATAGGGCAATTGAAGCGGCATCACTAGCTGTAACCTGTGAATTGAAGTTATTACCATAATTTATGTATATGTCATTTCTAACATCACCTGAGCGCATAACTGTTGATAAGCCAGAACCTAAAGAATGACCAGCATCTAATTCAACATAGCCATTTGTAAGCAGATAGTTTTGTCTGTGGTCTGCATCGGCATACCCGATATTTCCATTATTAGCTTCATAAATATAACCAAATGCTGAATTGGCAATTTCTGAAATAATGTTATAGATCGTATCAACTGTGGTTGATTGCGCAGTCATTGTGTAAAGGCCGGGTTGATCGATCTCGCCAAGTCCTAGATTGACTGCATTCTCCCAAGTTTCGGTTGCATTGTAAGTTGACCATTGTGAAGCTGCTGGCACATCATTCCAAGTTCCAAGCAATACGCTAGAAAGAATTGTGTAGATCTGATCGCCGTCCTCAGCCTGAGAGATATTGTCATCCCAAATTTCTTTTGTAAGTTTGGCTAAAGATCCCATCGCAATTAATGTGTATTCAACGACTGTGGCTGCTGCTCCAGTATTTCTGACCTGAACTGTTACATCAGTTAGATCGCCACCAAATAGGCTTACATAAGATCCTGAACTATCTTTGACCTGTAAGTCTAAACTGTCATTAATATCAAAAGGTAAGGTTTGACCATTTAAGGCAACTAAAGTAACTTGGATATAAGATGGAAGTGGTTGTTGGTAAATGTCAGATCGACCTGCTTGATGCTGAACATCTGAAATAGTGATGTTAGTATAATCAACACCACCGACAGTTAATTTCCAGACTGGTGAGAAATTAGACATTAGCCGGCTTTTTGTCTAACAGAATAGAAATCAATACTACCTGTTGATCGGGCTGCGCTTTCATTTATGTATTTAGCAGTAGTTCTAGCAGCACCTTCAGGATCAATTGTGCTAATTGAAATGTTATTAATAATAGTTGGATTTTCAGCCAAAGTCTTTCCTTGCTTTTCCAAAACTCTAAATTGAGATTGAAGCACATCAAATTGCTTTTGAGCAGCTGACTTAGATATCCCACCTGTGGCAACTTGGAATGTTAGATCAGAGAATTGATCTTGAACTCTTAATAACTTATCTGCTAAATCTTTTAAGCTAGTCGCACCTGCTGCACCACCGATTGCTCCACCGGCAGCACCACCAGTTCCACCTGTTCCACCGCCACCAAAACCACCTGCTCCACTACCTGCGCCCCCAGTAGCACCGCCAATTCCGCCAGCAGTCAAGCCACTTAATTGACCAAATCCGCCACCACCAAAACCACCACTTTCATCATCCCCACCAGCTGCAAATTTAGATAGTCCATAAGTAACTGCCACAGCTGCTAAAGCTGCTGCTGCTGTTCCGACTGATGCTCCACCAGTTGCAAACGCAGTTGCAACACCTGCTCCGGCTGCTGCTGTTCGTAATGTTTTCATAGCTGTAATTAATGTGCCAATAGCAGTAACGAATGCAATTACTTTGCTAGCCACAAATACTCCAGCAATAACTGTTCCTAATACAACTAGCTCATCTTTAATGCTTACAACAAATTTAAGGGTTGATCTTAGTTGTTCACCAAACTTAAATGCTGCTTCGGTAGCCTTAGTGATTCCAGATGTAACTGAGTTATCACCTGTTAAGCCAGCAACAAATGCTTGAATATTAGGAACAACTACTAATAATAAATAATCTGCAAATTTAACAACAATAGGTAGTAACGCTTCTCCTATTTTTTCTCTACTCTCATCTAAAGCAATTGTTAATTGTCTAAACTTAAATTCAGCATTAGTTGCTTCATTAGCAATAAAGCCATTATATGTTTGCTTTAATTCTTTTGTAATGTCATCAAATGACCTGCTCTTTAATGAAGCAGCATCTATTCCTAGTCCTAACTTACCTAATGCAGTATTTGACCCATCATAAGCTTTACCTAAAGCATTTGTAACGGCCTCAAGTGGCTTACCTGTGGCAACGCTTATCTCTTGAGCAAGGCTTAATAATTCCTGTGCCTTAGTAACATCCTGAGTCGAACGAATTAACCGAGATAAGGCTGGCCTTAAAACATCATCTGTGGTAGCAGTTGCAATTGCCTGCTTTGTAATATAAACATCAATACTTTTGATCTGATCCTCAGTAGCCCTAGTATTGGCTCTGATTGTTTGCTCAAGGGATTTTCTAGCCTTCTCATCCTCAGCAGCAGCTTTAACAGCTGATACGGCAAATGCACCAACAGCAGCGCCAGCAAGAGCGAAAGCAGCAGCAGCCTTTTTACCAAAATCTGCTATTTGATCTGCTGATTTATTGACTACTTTTTCAGCATCGTTTAACCCTTTTTTAAGGTTATCAATATCAGCTGCTAACGCAAGCGTTAAGGTTCTACTGGCCATCAGCAAACTCTTTTCTAATCTCTAGAATAATTTCCTCAAACTCTTTAATTAACTGTGGTTGCATGTGTCTTAATGTTGGATAGATAAACCAACCGCGAGATCCTGGCCCTGAAGGCATTGGCCCTGACCATCTTGGAAATTGCGGATATTTACTAGATCCAAATTCGGCAGCAGCTCCAATACCTTTGCGATTACCTTTAGCATCGTTGCGAGTATTGAATTGAGTTGTTGCACCACCTGAAAACTTTTGACCAGCAAATCCAAATTGGATCTCACCTAATAAGGATGATGCTTTTGCTTTACCACCTTGAGCAACACGATCTGCAACTTTACCCCTAGATGATGCAACGCGCCTAATCTCTGTTAGTTCTCGCTGAACTAAAACTTGAACTCTT